GTTGTTAGAGCTACTGGAACTTCAGCACGTAACGCAACAGCGTCAGGTACTGGAATTCTAACACAAAACAAGACCGTATTTGACGGTCAAACACCTGCAGCGACGGACTACGTGCAAGCACGATATCCTGGTGTTACAGGTAATGCAGTAGGGGTATCATTCCTTACAGCTGGACAAACAGGTACAGCATTTCAATTAGCTAATTGCGAATCAGTCCCAGGTACATCAGCGGGCGCAGCTGCAGTTAGCGGAGCAAATGATGAAATTCACGTATGGGTTTATGACTCAAATGGTACTATCACAGGAACAATTGGTACCGTACTTGAAACATTTACTTATTTGTCACAAGCATCGGATGTTAAATCATCAGATGGCACAACATTATATTATAAAGATGTTATCAATGCAAGTTCCGATTGGATCTTCATGGGTAATCACAAATCAACATTAACAGATGCTGGCGAATCTGCCGCAGGAAATACATTCACAACGGTTGCAACGTTTTTTATCAACCTATCTGGCGGTATTGACGATAACGGATTAACAGTAGGTGAAACTACTGCAGCGTATGCATTATATAACGATGCAGAAACAACAGATGTTAACTTGATATTTCAAGCGAACTCAGGTTTGAGTTCAACTGATACAAGAACGTTGAGTAATTATATAACTGCCCAAGCGGCAGCAAGAAAAGATGCAGTAGGTTTTGTCTCTCCTGAGAGAGCGGCAACAGTGAACGCAGCAGCACCAGCTACTTCAGTAGCAGCATGGAGAACAGCTTTAACTTCAACGTCTTATGGCTTTGGAGATTCAAGTTCTTTATATGTTTATGATAAATATAATGATGTTTATCGTTGGATTGCAGCAGCAGGATCTATGGCTGGATTAGCATGTAATGCAGATTTAGTTGCAGATGCATGGTTTTCACCAGCTGGATTTACACGAGGTAATGTTCGTAACGTTACTAAATTAGCATGGAATCCTGATCAAGCGTCAAGAGATGCACTATATAAAACGGGTGTTAATCCGATAGTGACTTTTCCTGGTCAAGGTACAGTGTTATTTGGTGACAAAACGTTACAAGCTAAGCCAAGTGCGTTTGATAGAATCAATGTTAGGAGACTATTCATTGTTCTTGAGAAAGCAGTATCTACAGCATCGAAAGCATCATTATTCGAATTTAATGATGAATTTACGAGGGCACAATTTAGAAACATGGTTGAGCCTTTCTTAAGAGATGTTCAGGGAAGACGTGGTATTACAGACTTTAAAGTCGTATGTGATACTACAAATAACACAGGAAATATTATTGATAGCAATAAGTTTGTTGCTGATATTTATGTCAAGCCTGCAAGATCTATTAACTACATTACACTTAACTTCATTGCTACACGTACTGGTGTTGAGTTTAGTGAAATTGCGGGAGGTAATTAATCATGGCGATATTAGGCGTAGATGATATGAAAGCCCAACTAAGAGGTGGCGGAGCGAGACCTAATCTATTCCAGGTCACGATGAATTTTCCAGCTTTAGTTATTAAAGAAAATCCAGGCAGTTATACATATATGTGTAAAATGTCTTCATTACCAGGTAGTACAATTGCACCTATTGAAGTTCCATTCAGAGGTCGTAAGTTGCAAATAGCTGGTGATAGAACATTTGATCCATGGAGTATTACTGTTATAAATGATACGGACTTTGCAGTACGTAATGCTTATGAAGATTGGATGAACATGATTAATGAACATAAAAGAAATACTGGATTAACAGATCCTACTTCTTATATGGCTGATATGATTGTTGAACAACTTGATAAGGATGGTTCTGTACTGAAGAAGTACGATATCAGAGGAACTTTCCCGACAACTTTGGGAGCTATTGAACTTGATTATGGCTCTGAGAATGTAATCGAAGAGTTTGAAGTTGAGTTACAAGTGCAGTATTGGGAGTCTGATACAACAACGTAAATCATCGATATAAACATAAGGAGTGCCGAAAGGCACTCTTTCTTAAGTGTTATAAATAATATTTAAGAAAGAGTGTTTAAGGAATAAAAAATTTTATGGCAGAAAGCAGATCACTATTTGGTTTTGAATTTAAAAGAAAACAAATAGAACAGAACAAAAAACCAGTATCGTTTCAAGCAGATAACGAAGATGGCGCATATGAAATATCACCAACTGGTGGATATTTTGGTCAATATATGGATCTCAACGGAGATCAGTATAAAAACGATAGAGAATTAATCATGAAATACCGTTCGGTAGCTACATATCCTGAAGTGGATATGGCTATTGAAGATATATGTAATGAAGCAATTACAGATGAGAATGGTGTTATCGCTAAGCTAAACCTTGATAATTTAGATCAAGCTGATAAAGTTAAAGATCTTATTCAAGAAGAATTCGATAGGATTCTTAATCTAACTAATTTCTCTGCAACAGCATACGATACATTTAGACGTTGGTATATTGATGGACGTTTATTCTATCATTGTATTATTAATCCAAATAAAACTGAAGCTGGTTTATTAGAGTTAAGACAAATAGATCCTACAAAGATTCGTAAGATTAAAGAAACCGAAAAGGTTAAAGATCCTAAGACTGGTGCTGATCTTGTAAGAGAGGTTGCTGAATATTATTTGTATCAAGATGATACTATGACAAATAGCGGTGAGGGATTAAAGATTAATCCTGATTCTATTATTCAAGTTAACTCAGGTCTATTAAACGAAGAACGCAATAAGGTTATTGGCTACTTAAATAAAGCCCTTAAACCTATTAATCAATTAAGTATGATGGAAGACTCGTTAGTTATCTATCGTATATCGAGAGCCCCTGAACGTCGTATATTTTATATAGACGTTGGTAATCTACCTAAAGGTAAAGCAGAAGAATATTTGAATAATACGATGAATAGATATCGTAATAAGATTGTATACGATCCTGCCACAGGTAACCTTAAAGATGAAAAAGTTCATCGTAATATTATGGAAGACTTTTGGTTGCCACGTAGAGAGGGCGGTCGTGGTACTGAAATTGATACACTTCCAGGTGGTTCAAATCTTGGAGAAATTGAAGATATTCAATACTTCCAACAAAAATTATATAGGTCTTTAAATATACCTATGTCAAGATTGACTGAAGCAGATGCATTTTCTGTTGGTCGATCTTCAGAAATTACGCGTGACGAGCTTAAATTCCAGAAATTTATTGATCGTATTCGTAATAAATTCTCAACACTATTCTATGAAGCACTGAAAAGGCAGTTAATCCTTAAAAAGATTATTGTGCCAAGTGACTGGGTAAATATCCGCGAAGAGATTGTTGTTGAGTACTCAAGGGATAACTACTATGCTGAATTGAAGGACGCAGAAATTCTTCGTGAAAGGATAGAAATGGTACAAATGATGGACGAATATATTGGTTTATTCTGGTCTAAAGACTGGGTACGTAGAAATATTCTTAAATTGGATGATGAAGCTATCAAACAAATTGCTAAGGATAATAAGAAAGATCCTATGAAACCTGATGATATTAATCCTGATATAGCTAATTCAGCTATATAAACATATTGTATACATAAAGTTTACTAGAAATAAACATTTTTATAAATACTTAACAGAGAGATTATGAGCACAAGAGACTTAATTGACAATATAAAAACGGGCGATGCGCAAAAGAGCAATAATACATTTAATAGTATTATGCATGATAAATTAATTGACGCATTAGACACACATAAACAAGAAGTTGCTTCTAAAATGTATGGAGCATCTGACGATACTCCAGCAGTTGAAGAACCTGCTGCGGAGACTGAAGTCGAAACAGGAGAAGTTGAAGCAAATGCTGACATTTAAGGAATCATTTAATGAAGTAATTGAAGCAAAATTAAAGCTCGGTGGTGGTGAAAAGGTAGTCAAGCAAATGAAAAAGCTTGGCAAAAAGAAAAACATAGAGGCAGTTATTACAAAAGCTGGAAAGAAGTTTAATTTGTATATAGACGGTCTTAAGCTTGATTCGTATAAAGATCAGGCAGCTGCTGAAAAAGCAGTAACAGAATTCATCAAATTAATGGGAGCATAAATGAAGTTAATCACAGAATATACTCAGACGCAATTAGGCTATTCTATACAAGAAGGAAAGAATGGTAAAAAGAATACCTTTTTAGAGGGTATTTTTATGCAAGCTGAGAATAAGAATAAGAACGGTAGAGTTTATACCAGAGAAGTTCTTACAAAAGCCGTTGACAAGTTTGTTAACGAGCAAGTTATTACAGGTCGCGCAGTTGGTGAGCTAAATCACCCTGATGGGCCTTCCATTAATTTGGATAAAGTTTCTCACAGAATTACTGAACTTAAATGGGACGGTAATAATGTGATGGGAAAAGCACTTATTTTAGATACCCCTATGGGTAAGATTGTTAAAGGTCTTGTCGAAGGTGGTGTTCAATTAGGAGTGTCAAGTCGTGGTATGGGAAGTCTAGAAATGAAGAATGGTGTCAATCATGTAGCAAGTGATTTTATGCTGAATACAGTTGATATCGTTCAAGATCCCTCCGCCCCTAATGCATATGTTAATGGCATTATGGAAGGAGTATCCTATGAAGAGGATAGACCGGGTCATTTCATTAAGACAATTGATGAAGGTGAGACAGAAGTGATAGAGCCTAAAGAGATGTTCTCGGAAGAGCAACAATCTGCAGGTTTTGAGCATTTCCTCTCTAAACTATAATCTCTATAGGAGAATACAATGTCTGAGAAAATCAAAGACGAAGTTGTTGAAGATGTAGCAGAGGTTATCGTAGAGGATACGGAAGTAGAAGCAACGGTGGAAACACCAGAAGCACCTCTTACGGAAGCTCGTACAGTATCAGCAATACAAGCCTCAATGACAGGAATGTCTAAAGAGGGCCTTGACGCGATCTTCGAAGCAGCGAAAAAAGCAGAAGCGAAAGCTAAAGTGGAAGACGATGAAGAAGAAGAGGACGATGAAGGTGATGAAGATGAAGGCGATGTAGAAGAAAAGAGCACTAAGAAAGAGTCTAAGAAATCAAAAGATGAAACTGTTGATGACGAAGGCGACCTTGAGGGCAAAGGAAAGGCTAAGAAAAAGAAAGTTAAGTCTGACGATGGTTCTGAAGGTGACGTAGTTGAAAAGAAATTTAAAGAAGATGTTGATGCGTTGGTTAAAGACGAAGATACATTATCTGAAGGTTTTAAAGCGAAAGCTGAAACTATTTTCGAAGCTGCACTTAAATCTAAAATCGTTTCTGAAACTGCAAAATTAGAAGAGAGATATGCTTCTGATCTAGCAGGTGAAGTTGAAGCTATTAAAGAAGATTTAGTTGACAAAGTTGACGGTTACTTAACATATGTAGTCGAAAACTGGATGAAAGATAACGAAGTTGCAATTGAGCATTCTTTGAAATCTGAAATCACAGAGTCATTTATTGATTCTCTAGGTCAATTGTTTAGTGAACATCACATTAATGTTCCTGAAGATAAGGGTGACATCTTAGATGCCCTATCTGAAGAAGCTAAAGATGCGAAGTCACAATTGAATGATGCTACTGCTAAAGCTATGGAACTTGCTGAGCAAGTTAAAACTTACCAACGTAAGGATATCGTAACTGAAGCATGCGCAGGCTTAGCGGCAACTGAAGAAGCAAAGTTAAAAGAGTTAATCGAAGGTGTTGAAGCTGACGATAATGAAACTTTTGCAACTAAAGTAGCGACAATTAAGGAATCTTACCTTAATAAAGATACCACAGTCGAGACATCAGAAGTTGATGCCATTACTGAGGATTCACAAGAACAAGATGTTTCTGATACAATGAAGAGATATCTAAGCGCAATCGAGCGCACTAGTAAATAACCCATTTTAAGGAGATATTTAAATGGAAATTAATAGACAAATACTACAGGAAAAATGGGCTCCTGTACTTGATTCTCAAGATGCTGGCAAGATAACCGATCCACACAGACGTGCGGTTACTGCTGTTGTTCTTGAAAACCAAGAAAAAGCATTTGCTGAAGAGCGTGGCTTGAACGAAGCTGCTGCTGCTAACGCTATGGGTGCTGGTGCGGTTGCGGGTGCAGCTGCAGGCGCTGGTCCAGTTGATATTTGGGATCCTGTCCTAATATCATTAGTAAGACGTGCGACTCCTGCAATGTTAGCGTTCGACCTAGTTGGTGTTCAACCAATGACTGGTCCAACAGGCCTAATCTTTGCAATGAAAGCACAATATACTGCTGCTGGTAGAACTGGTACTCACGCCGCTGGCGCTGAGGCATTGTTCGACGAAGCCAACACTGAATATTCAGGTGCACTATCTGGAGACACAGGTTCTGAAGGTTCAAATGATCCGTTCGCGGGTGATGAAGTTCAGCCTGATGACGCAGATACTGTTGCTGAGTATCAGCCAGGTTCTGGTAACACCACAGCGGTTGCTGAAGCTCAAGGAACTTCAGGTTCACCTGCAATTCCTGAGATGCAATTCTCAATCGATAAGACTACTGTGACTGCAAAGTCTCGTGCTCTTAAAGCTGAGTACACAACTGAATTAGCACAAGACCTTAAAGCGGTACATGGTCTTTCTGCTGAGACAGAACTTGCGAACATTCTTTCAACAGAAATTCTTGCTGAAATGAATCGTGAAATCATCAGATTGTTGAACATCAACTCTGTGACTTCAACTCGCGGTGCATCTGCTGGTACATGGAATGCAACTAACGCTGCTGATAATGGTGGCGCTCGTTGGTCGATTGAACGTTACAAAGCTCTAGTTCAAGCAATTGAGCATGAGTGTAACCAAATTGCTGTTTCTACACGTCGTGGAAAGGGTAACTGGGTAATGGTATCTAACAACGTTGCTGCGGCATTAAATGCTGCTGGCGTTATGGACACTGGCATGGGCGCATTAGGTTCACAGCAAATGGATTCAGATGTAACTGGATCTCTACTTGCTGGTACTTTAAATGGCAACATTAAAGTGTATATCGATCCATATGCAGGCGTAGACTACTTTACTTGTGGATATAAGGGTTCTAATCCTTATGACGCTGGTATGTTCTATTGCCCGTATGTTCCTTTAAGCATGATGAAGACAATTGGTGAGAATGATTTCCAACCAAGAATCGGATTCAAAACTCGTTACGGCATCGCTGATAACCCGTTTGTTACTGCTGG